GCCACCGCGGACGCGTCACGGGTCGTCCGCGCGGCCGCCCAGCGGCGGGCGTTCGCCGCGATCAGCGTCGGGGTGTCTGGCATGGCTCTCTTTCTAGTTGAGCGATGATTTATGATCGCCCTGTGAATATCGCATGGTTGCAGTTTTAAAAATTTGCTACATATTGCTGGTCATGACAGATCCCCCGCGTTTCGGGTACATTGACGCGCTGCGCGGCTATGCCATTCTTATGGTGATCGCCGTACATACATCTCAAGTGACGCCAGAGCTCCCGAAGTGGCTGGATCTGCTGGCCGTACAGGGCGCTCGCGGGGTGCAACTGTTTTTTCTAGTCAGTGCACTGACACTCTGCATGTCATGGTTCGCCAGGCAGCAGTCAGCACAAGCCTTCTACGTCCGGCGCATCTTTCGTATCGCACCAATGTTTTGGCTGGCCATTGCGTTCTGGTACAGCAACGCATCCCATTCCAGCGTAAATCTGCTGCTATCAGCCACAATGCTGCATGCGCTCTCGCCGTCGGCAATCAACCTGATCGTTCCTGGTGGCTGGTCGATCGGGGTTGAAGCGCTTTTCTACCTGATGTTTCCGTTCGTTGTGCCGAAGCTCGCGCGAGCGTCGTGGACAGCGAACGCCTTGGCGTTTTTTGCTGCCGTTGTTATCGGAGTGTTGGCATCGCGCATGGGCCCGAACATCGTCGGCAGATTTTTTCTTCTGCCAGGCGAAGAATTGGCAGTCTATTTCTTCCTCTGGTTGCCTCGACAGCTACCATGTTTTTTACTGGGCATCATGGTGTTCAAAGCGCTGTCCAGACCGATCGCGATGCCGCATTCGAGTGCGCTATTGACGATCAGTTGCACGGCCGTAGCATTTATCGCCACTGCCCTTTTCGTCCGTGTCCCGTACACTGAACAGACCATCTATGGAATTATCTTTGCCGTAATGGCCTTTTCTTTCTCTCACCTTCGATCGCACATCTTCATCAATCGCGCGATTTGCTGGATTGGCTCTGTCAGCTACAGCGCATACTTCATTCACTTCGGCTTGATCTCGTACCGTGTCTCCGTCATTTTTTCGACCGGTTACCCAGCGTTGGATTTCGCGCTAACGTTCGCACTTCTCGCTGCACTGACCATTGGCATTGCGACAATCAGTTATCTGCTAATAGAGCGTCCATTCATTCGGCTCGGTGAGGCCGTTCTGTCGGGGCCGCTGCGGGCTAAATCACCCGTAGAATATAGGGCAGGATAATCGCGGGTGGCATATTATTGGTAGCGGTCTGAGCGACACCGCCGCTGAGACTTTCGACCATGCCGGCTGGCGTGAAATATCCGCTAGCCGAGCCATCGTTACCATTGGACTGAATGCCGATTATGCCGCCAGCATTGCTGACACTGCCGTTGCGATTGGTGCCGATGCCAGGCCCGCTCACGGTCACAGCCCCTGATGTTCCAGTGAAGGTTGGCGCCACATTGGGCAGATTTGCTCGCGCCAGAGTCACGTTCTGCGCACCACCCGTGGCCCCCACCGTGGCACCGTCCACGCCAGATCCAGCTGTCGTCACCCGCCCCGCTGCGCTGCCGCCCATGTTGTCGGGCGGAACCGGGACGCGGCCGCGCAGATCGGGAATGTTGAAGGTGGTCGCGCCGTCGCCGACGCCGAAGCTGGTGCCGATCAGCGCGAACAGCGCGGCGTAGATTGTGCGGCTGATGGCCTGGCCGTAGGGCAGCACGAAGCTGCTGTTGGGCGGCGTCAATGAGACGAACGGCATCAGGCCGCCGATCGGCACCATATAGGGCAGCGACAAGAAATTGCGGATGTAGAAGCAGCCGTCGCTGTTGTTGTAGAGCGCCACATAGGGCGTGCCCTGCACCAGCGTTCCGGCGGGGATATCGATGCCGGGCGCCAGCCGCAGGGGCCTGGCGCCGAGGCTGTCGACATTCAGCGTCGCCGGCGTCCCGCTGGTGGCATGCGGGGTGAAGGCGATCACCTGGCGGTCGAGATGCGCCAGCGTGTCGAAGCCCTCGAAGCTGGCGAGGCCGTAGGCCGTCGCGGTGCCCGTGGTGACGATCGCGCCGGCGCCGTCGTCGGCGAATTCGCGCAGCCGCGCCATCACTCCGCGCATGCCGTCATTGAGGGCACTCGGGGCCATGCCTTCGGGAAATGCGCAGGTCGAATCCGCGGTGGCATTGCCGGCGGGCGTGCGGGACCAGAGAAAGAACGGCATGCAAGCGCCTCCCTGCGGCGGATCACGACCGGCGATGGCGCGCCGTCACTTGCCGAAGCTGATGGTGGATTTGGGGAACAGGCCGGAGAGCGCGCCCATGATGGTGGCGAACTGCTGGGCCCCGCTCATCTGGCCGGTGGTATCGGACGTGCCGCTCTGGGTGCCGAAGGCCTGCGCCACCGGCGAGATCGCGCCGAGCAGCGTGGTGAGGTTGCCGGTCGGTACCGCGAAGCGCTGCTGCTCGGCATTGAGGATCTGGTTGGCGCCCCAGGTCTGGGCATCGAGCGCCTGGGAGCCGAGACCCGCGCCGGCGACCTGGTTGGTGTTGGCCTGCGCCTGGCTGCCATTGAGCAGGCCATAGGTCGAATTGCCGGCGCCATAGAGTGCCGACGCCGCGTTGATCTGGTTCTGCAGGTCGGTATTGTACTGCTGCGCCAGGATCGGCGCAGCTCCCTGCGTGAAGCCCCGCGACAGCGCCTGCTGGTTCAGCGCCGAACCGTCGCGCCCCGCCGCGGCGAACTGGCTGTTGACCGACGACATGGTGTCGTTCAGCAGCGTGTCGAGCTGGGATTTGAGCGCCGGATTCTGACCCATGGTCTGGCCATTGGCAATCGGCGACAACCGGGTCTGGTAGTCCGCCAAGGTCTGCCTGATCCCCGCGTCGTTCGCCTGCGCACCACCGCCAGTCAGCAGCCCGGTCGCCGCATGGCCGATCAGCCCGGCATAGGGATTGCCCGCCGCCGCATTGGCCTCGATCTGGTCCAGCGCGCCGCTGGATTTCTGGCTCAGTCCGGCATTGCCGATCTGGCCGTTGAGCGCGCCCAGGATGCCATCGATGGCGCCCTGCGCCGGGGCATAGGGCGTCGCCTGCTGGGTGCTGGTGGTGGTCTGTTTGCTCGTCCCGCCCATCTCACAGTCCTTTCTCGATGCAGACCCAGGCCTGCCGATAGTCCGCGAACACCCGCTGCCATCCGCGGCGTCCCTCGATGCGGATGGCGTTGCAGCCCTGCTCCCTGGCGTAACGCTCGATGGGTGCGAAGGCCGCAGGCCAGTCGCCGGCCTTGCCGCCGCCGCATGCCAGCACCCGAAGGATCTTGCCCCTGGGCACGATCACCAGTTCGGTGACGCAGGCGGCCTTCAGCTGCTCGCCGTCCCAGCGCACCCACAGCAGCGCATCGCCCTTCACCAGCACGTCGCGCAGCGCCATCGGCGTCCAGTCGCCACATTTCTCGGCCGCGGTCGTCAGCCAGCGCGCCACATGCGGCCACATCGCCGGCACGCGATCCGGCGCCACGCAGAGGGTCTCAACCGAGGCAGGCATAGAAGAAGGTCCTGTCGGTCTGGGCATTGCTGGCATGGGTCAGCGTGAATGCGCCATTGGCCACCGCGGAGACGTAGGTGGTTGCCAGCGCGGCGGCGGCATTGGCCGTTCGCTGGAACAGCCATACGCCGCTGCCGGCCGCGCAGCTCGCCGCCTGCACCACCGTCGTCGTCGCGCCCGGTGTCAGCGTGACCACGCCCGTGGCGTTCGACCGCCCGGCCGCCAGCTGCTGCAGCACCAGCGCGAAGCGCTGCAGGTCTTTCTCCTGGGTGGAGATGCCGAGAACGGTCATCGCCGCCCCGTCTGGACGATGTCGGGCTCGACCCCGGCGATGAAGCTCCAGGAGGTCCCGGCCGGGATGCGGCAGCGGTAGCGGCTGTAGCGGGTGTCCACCACCATGTTGCAGCGGCCGGTGATGGCGTTGATCAGCGACTCGGTACCGGCGGTCGCGGTCGACCCCTGCGTCTCGCGCCGACTGGCGGAGCCGTAGAGCGTGGCGGCATCGGTCACCGGGCGGAAGCCGCGCAGCTTCAGCCGCCGGCCATCGGTGCCCTGTTCGGCGCTTTCCAGCGTCGCCTCGAGATTCGCGCCGCGGAAGAAGTTCAGCCTGTGCGCAGTGTCGAAGCAGCCCAGCTCCGGCGTGTTGGCGGTCGAATAATTGTCCAGCGAGCCGAGCATGGCGTCGAGCGAGCCGCCCGGTGCCAGCGCGTCCAGCGCCTCCAACGTCACGCCCGGCTGCGCCACCTGCAGCAGGTATTCGCCGCTGACCTGCAACGTCGTGAACTTGTCGAGGACGAAGTCGTAGGCGAGGATCTTGTCGAACTGGTTCACCGCGCCGTTGGCGCTCTTGTAGGCCCACAGGATGCGCGAATTGCGCGGGTCCGAGGCGCCGACGAACAGCTGCAGATTGGCCTGGTCGAGATCGGCGAAGAAGGTCCGGTCGACCCGCTCGCGCCCGATCGGCGTCGGGAAGCCGCCCGGGTCGATCCGGTGGAACCCCTGCGTCGAGAAGAAGAACACCGACACCCCGGCGCGCACGATGCTGTAGGGCCCGAACACCCCCTTGTCCTGCACGATGCGCTCGATCTGGAACACGATGGGCGAGCCGGGCAGATAGGTCATGCGGCGAATGGCGCTGTCCTGCAGGATCACGCCGGTCTCGCCGCCGGCGACGCCGCGGACGAAGCCGCCGTCCGGCAGGTCCTGATAGTCCGAGGCGTTCACCCCGGGCGTCCAGCTGTTGGCCCCGTTGACGTCGTTGAGGCCCGACCACTGCACCCGCTGCGGATTGGAGACGAGGCCCGACAGCACAACGAAGCGGCCGACGATGTCGACATAGCGCGCCTGCGGCGGCGCGCCGGCGAGGTCCGCAAAGGCCGTGGACGATCCCAGCGTGAAGACCTGCGGCGCAGTGTTGGCCTGCACCGCGATGATCAGCGCATTGAACTGGACGAACCGCCACTGGTCGGCGGCCGGCACCGCGGAATAGGCCGCGCCGCCCTTCGACACCTTGGTCCAGCCAAAGCTGGTATTGTTCATCGTATAGAGGTCCGTCGCCGTCGCTGCGAAGACCACCACCGAGCCGTCCGCCTTGAAGGCGACGAAGGCACCCCGGCATTGGCTGCCGAGTGCCGCCGACAGCGCAGCGAGGCTCGGGAACGGGCCGTAGCCGTCGCCGCGCGGCACCACATTGACCAGGCTGCGCGAGGTCTGCGCCTCGTAGTCCGAGGCATCGGGACGGTAGTCGCCGAAGGTCACCAGTGGCATGTCACCATCCCGACCCCGCGATCACGCCGGTCGAGGACCGCGCCGAGGTCGCCTGCCGCAGGTCCGCCAGCAGCCCCGGCACCTGCGCCTGCATCCGCGTCGCGCCCTCGGTATCCTCCAGCACATCCAGATACAGCAGCATCTTGGCGTGGGTGCGGATCAGGTGTTCCGCTTCCGTCGTCCAGGCATTGCTGCTGGCATCATTCGCGAGCTCCGGCAGCGCGTAATGGGCGTGCACCCGCAGAGTGTAGATCGCGGTCGGCGTCGGCCACAGGCGGATGGTGTTGTCGATATAGGTGAAGCAGGTCGGCCGCCCGCCGCCAGCCATGCCACCCGCGATCACCTCGAAGTCGGCGGGCTCGTAGCGATCCAGCGGATAGATCGACTGCGCGCGCGGCAGGAACATGGCGTCGATGCGGATGAAGTCCGGAATGGTCGCCAGATCCGCCGCGCCATAGGCCACCTGGCCGATCACCGTGTTGAAGGTGAACGATCGCGAGACGTTGAACCAGAACCGCTCAGTGGCGTAGACGCCGATCGCGTCGCTGATCTTTGCCGCCGTCTGGCTTGCCAGATCGTCGCGGCTGAGATCGCTTGCGATGTTCGCCTTGAGCTGGGCCAGCGTTCCCATCGGTCACCTGCGGTTGCGGAGCGGGAGAGACGGGGCGCGGCGGCTCAAGCTCCGCCGCGCCGTAATGCACCAGGAAGATCGCCGGATCCACGATCAGAGATCGTTGTTGGCGACGTATTTGACGATGACGTAGGCCTTGCCGGTCGTGGCCGCGGTGCCCGTCTGGGTATATTTGACGAACACCTGGGCATCCGCCGTCAGCGCCCCGAGCGCGGTGCCGGTCGGCTTGACGTTCTGGGTCAGGCCCGTGGCGCCCTCGTTGACGTCCGCCGCGGCGACGATGTTGTCGTAGCTCGTCGCGTTGGTGCCGACCGTCAGCACGTTGGTGGTGGCGGCATTGAACACGCTGTCGATATGGACATCCGTGCCGATGATGATCGCGCCGGCCGGCAGCCACTGCTTGCCGACGCCATTGGCGATGTTGGCGTCATTGTAGGTCACGGCAATGCGCAGGTAGTGGACCTGCTGCTGGTTGAGCTGGCGGGCAGTGCTGCCCGGAGTTCCGGTTGCCATGGGATGGTCTCCAGATGATGAGGGTCGGGAAGGCGAAGGGGCCGGCGCCCGGCCGGCCCCGCGACCGTCAGTGCGCGACGGCGTAGGTGGTGGCGACGATGGTGCCGAAGTCCTGGCCGTTGAAGACCGCCTTCTTGACGCCCCAGATGGTCTGCGCCGAGACGCCGAGCTCGCGCTCGTAGTCGAACAGCTGCTCCACCCATTTGTAGTTCACGCCTTCGGAGAACTCCTTGCCGAAGGCGAGCGCGCCGGCCTGGGCACCGCAGAACACCGCCCGCCGCGTCGAGGTCTGCGCCGCGCCGGCATTGCTGATGCCGGTCGGGATGCGGTTGGACTTGTGCAGGATGACGCCGTTGTACTCGCCGAGCGCCCCGGTATAGATCGGCGACTTCGATCCGGCGCCGCCCGCCAGCGCCGCCTTCTGGATATCCAGCCACTGCCCGCTCGAGGTGTTGGTCCGCAGGTCCGTCACCTGATAGTCGTGCAGGAACATCAGGAACTTGTTCTCACCCTCGATCCTGATCGGACGGATCAGCGGCGAAGCCACCCCGGCGCGCTCGACGCAGGCATCGATCACCGCGAGGTTGAAGGTCTTGGTCGTGTCGGCGTTGACCGTGGCGTCGTCGGTGCCGGTCGGCCGATAGATGCGGGCCGAGCTCGGCGCGGTGATGGCATTGTTGCCGGTGTAGCGCGGGTCGGTCTGCAGGGTGTAGCCGGCGAGATGCAGGAACATCGCGGTGTCGAACCGGCCGGAGAACCAGTCCTTGAGCCCCATCTTGGCCTCGTCGCGCAGGTTGAACGGCACGCGCTGGGCATCGATGGTGTTCTTGTTGCGCACCCGCACGGCATGGGCGAGCTCGTTGATGAGCACCTTGTCCGCATAGGTGGTCAGGCTCTCCTCGTTGCCCTCCAGGGTCTGCGCCTCGGTGACGCCGTCGCCGGACAGCTGCATGCGCAGGCCGAAGGTGACGCTGTCGCCCGCGGCGGTCGAGGTCTCGGGCTTGAGCTGGATCATGTTGTCCGATCCGGTGCCCATGAACTTGCCGAAATAGGTCTCCTTGAGCGCTTCCGCGGACAGTTTCTTCGCCCAAAGTTTGTTGGACAGCGTGTCGTTCACGCCATAAGACGTCGATGCCATGGTGGCGATCTCCGGTTGTCATCTGGGGAGGGACGGGGCGGCGCCCGCACCGCGACCTGGCGACGCGCGAAAGCAGCGCGGGAAGCGCTTCGTCTGGTCGGTGCTGTCGGCGATGTCCGAACTGTCGCGTCGGAGCAGCGATGCTGGCGCTTTACGAACGCCGGTCGATGGCCATCGGACGATGGCTCCGGATCGTCACATGCGCCCGTCGAACCGACTGGCGCGGACC